GGGACACAGAGCGTTTATGCAAGCCATCTACCTGCGGTTTTGTTGAATGTTGTAGAGCCGAGTATTGTAACATTGTAGTTCTCGCAAGAATCAGTAGGTCCCTGACCTCACATTATTCATTTCTCATGTCTCTGTAGACATGTGTTTTAACAACATTAGGGACACACTCGGGACACAAAATAACCCCCTCCACCACCCGCAGGCAGTGGAGGGGGAATCTCATTTGAGACGGACGATGAAATAGCTCGCGAGCGCGACGGAGCACGGCGAGCAGACGACGATTACGCCGCCCAGCATCAGCGGAACAGGCCGCGCTGGAGGGCGGTGCCGACCGCGCGGGAGGTCGCGTGGCCGTACATGCCATCCACGGCGAGACCGACGCCCAGACGGTCGTTGAGGAAGGCCTGGAGCGCCTTGACGGTGCCCTTGCCCATGTGGCCGTCGGCGCCGTCGGGGCCGACGTCGAAGCCGCGCGCGTTGAGGAACTTCTGGAGCGCGATCACCATGGACGAGCCGCGCGCGGGGTTGCAGGCGGGGCTGACCGTGATGGCCCACTGCACCGTCTTGGCGTTGTACCCGCTCTGGCCGCTGATGCAGCCGTCCACCGTGGTGCCGAGCTGCGCCTGCCACTCGGAGACCATCGCGGGGCCGGTCCATGCCGTGTCGCCGAGGTCGCGGCAGCTCCACTGCGGCTTGGGCGCGGGCTGCGGTGCGGGCGCGGGCTGGGGTGCCGGGGCGGACGCGCCGACGCCGAAGCAGGCGAGGATGCCCTTGGCGAGCTCGTCCGTCTTGGTCTCGAACTTCTGCGCGTCCCCGGCGTCGGAGATGAAGCCGCACTCCACCAGGCGGTAGTTCACACCCTTGGCGGCGGCTCGGTTCGGGTTTGCGAGGTTGCCGCGACCGACGATGGTCTTGGAGCGGCCTGGGAAGAAGCCGCCGATGAACGCCGCCAGGGCGTTGTCTATGGCGTCGGGGCTGAAGCCCTCCTTGATGATGACGTGGCCGCCCTTGGCGCCCGCACCGGCGCTGTCCATGTGCAGCTCGACGACGGGGACGCCCTTGGGGCAATGGCCGCGCCCGATGCCGTTGTCCTTGTACCAGTTGCGGGACGTGTCGCCGACCTGGACCTCGGAGCCGCCGAGGGCCTGCATGCGGGCGGCGAGCTTGCGGACCTGAGCGGCCTCCTGGAAGCCGTTGGCGCACGCGCCGGGGTCGCCAGCTCCGTGGCCGCAGATCACGAATACCTTAGCCATTGTTGGCCTCCTTGTTGACGTTGCCCTTGAGCTCGGTGCGCTCGAGGGCGGACTTGCTGTCAGAGATGCCGCTGGTGGTCGGGTCGGTGATGCAGGCCCAGACGGACGTGAGCATGGTCACGACCACGACGGGGTTGCCGAGGGCCGCGGAGAGGGTGGAGCCGAGCGTTGCCCAGCTCGTCATGTCCTCCCACGCGGCCCCGGTGCCCACCACGAGCGGGAGCACGACGGCGCACGTGACCTGCGCCCAGAAGACGGGGTTCTTGATTCGGATTTGCCAGTTGATCTGCATGGGGATGCCTCCTTACTCGCTCAGCTCGGGAGCGAATCTGACGTCGATGTTCTTCTCTATGCGGCCGACGCGGCGGTACAGCGTGTCGATGTCCGCCTCGACCTTCACGAGCCGCTGCGCGTGGTCGTCGAGCTTGCGCTCTATGTCGCGCACCGCATCGCGCGTCTCCCGCGCCAGCTCGTTGTTGCGGTCGAGCTTGTCGTCCACGAGCTGATGGCGGGCCGCCTCGGCCTTGGTGTCCTTCGCGCGCGTGCCCATGAGGGCCGCGAAGGCGACGACGAGGGAGCCGATGGCCACGAGGCCGTTGATGCCTATGTCCTGCATTTCTCACCTCCCTGTTCTGTCGACGCGATGAAACGCCCGCCCTCCCCCGCTTGAACGGGGTCGGCGCGGCATGAGAAAAGCGGCCCCCGAGAGGACCGCCGTGCGATGAAAAAACCAGGCCGTTTCGGCGCAGAATCGGGCCAGACGGTCTGGGTTTTCGACCGATGAAATTGAATTGTCGAAAGGAACGAAATGAACGTCGCCGCGACTTGCGACCTGTACATCACCGCGAAGAGCGCCAAATGCCGCCAGAACACCCTGGACGGCTACATCTCGGCCATCCGCTGCCACGTCCTCCCCAAGTGGGGCGAGCGGGAGCTGTGCGACATCCGACGCAAGGAGGTCCAGGAATGGGTCGATTCCATCGCCACGGCCGGCGCTGCCACGAAGGCGCTCAAGATGCTCCAGCAGGTCTTCCGCTGGGCGATAAAGACGTATGAGCTGGAAATCTTCGACCCGACGAGTGGCGTGGAGCTGCCCGCGAGGCCCATCTACAGGCGCGAGGTGATGACGGCCAAGGAGGTCGCGTACATGCTCCGCGAGGCCGTGGACAAGCCGTGGGAGGCGAACATCATCTTGGCCGTCGCTTTGGGCCTGCGCCCGTCCGAGGCGCTCGGCGTGGACTGGTCGGACATCGACTGGCGCTCTGGCTGGGTCCACATCCAGCGCGGGTGCCACACGCTGCAAAACGGCGAGACGGTGGAGTACCCCTGCAAGACGCGCCTATCCGACCGCTACCTCAAGCTGCCGCGCTGGGCGCTCGTCCGCCTGCGCCAGATACGCGGTCAGCGCCGCCGTGGGCGCGTGCGCGGGGACCTCACGCCCAGGCAGGTGTACACGCAGTACAAGCGCTTCCTCAAGTCCATCGGCCTCGGCCGCTGCTCCATCGAGGGCCTGCGACACTCATGGGCGACGCTCGCCATCGCGTCGGGCGCGGCCATCGCGGACGTGTCGGTGGCGATGGGCCACACCACCACGAGGATGGTCATAGAGCACTACATGATGAGCACGAGGGCGGTGTCGAAGCGAGCTACGGATGCGGCGGGCAGGGCTATTGAACAGGGGTTGGAGGCGTATGCGATGGCGGCTTAGCTTTCCTTAGGCCACGCGGGGAGGCTGTTCTCCGGCGACCTCGGCCGTCTCTCCATCGACGGGGCGGGCCACATCAAGCTGTGGACGAACGCGGAGTTCAAGGAGAAGTTCGGCGCAGAGCCGAAGGACTGCTTCATCGCCGTGTCGAACCGCGCGAGCGGCTCCTCCGGAATCTTCCTCGCATCGCCGAGGTGGAACGGAGATGCGGTCTTCACGACGCAGATGTCGGTGCAGGACGGCGTCGTCAAGGCGGTCCCCGGCGTCAGCCAGGCCACGACCCCCGTCGCCTACTTCGTGGCCGTGTACTGACGCTCCGGCCTTTCCGCATGCGTGGGGAGCACGGATGGGAGGCGATTCAATAGCTTTCCTTAGGCCGCAAAGCGGATCGCGGTGGCACGGTCTCCGACCTGAACACCATAGAAGGCACGGGATTCTTCGTTGGATGGAATAACCCAAATGCAGCCCCCACTAACGTGTCAGGCGCTCACTGGTATGTAATCCAATCGCAGTTTGACAGTGATTGGAAAATGCAGCTTGCCACATCGCTCGGTGGCGGAGAGATATACATGCGCATTAAAAACAGCGGTGCCTGGCAGAGCTGGAGAGCCATTTAGCTTTCCTTACCACGAGGCGTGAAGATTTCCAAGGACGATACCGCAGTCGAATTCACAGTGATTGCCCCGGCGGGGAACATCGTCAAATTCAGGATGGACTCAGATGGGGTGAAGCGTTTCGTAGATGACGCGTTCACCGGCTCGGTAAGGTGGCAATAGCTTTCCTTAGACCGACACTTCGCTTCAAGCGTAGATGCCGCCGACCTGCTCAGCATAGACCCGGCGAATCCTCAAGACAGCTCCAACCTGGCGCAGAGAATCGCGGTCAACGATTGCTCGAAGCTGTCCAACAGGCCGGACGCCTGGTCGTCCGGCACCGTGATCGCCTACCGCCTCGTCTACCTGATGGGCGGGCACGCCATCGTCCTTCTGATCGAGGGGTTCCCGCGGCATCGCATCTGGATGAACTTCTACAACGGCGGCTCCAAGCGCTGGGACGGGTGGAGCCAGGTGTAGGGTCAGCGACCGAGGTAGATGCCGCACCACAAACTGCCGTCAATGATCGCGTACAGGCCGCTCGGGTGCTCGGGGTCTTTGCCTGGATCAACCCACTTTATTTGCACGCGGCCGTCGTGGTTGCAGGCGAGCTTGCCTAAGGAATCCTGCACGTCCTTGAATTTCGTCGCGACGGCCTTGTTCTGGATGGGGTTGGCCGAGCTCTCGGAGAGCACGGCGTCCACGGTGGTCGGGTCGCCCTTGTCGCCCTTGGGGCCCTGCGGACCCGTCGCGCCGACCTTGCCCTGCGGTCCCGTGGCCCCCGTCGCGCCCGTCGCGCCCTTGGGGCCCTGCGGTCCTTGTAGGCCGCGGATGCACCCGACGTAGGCCCACTTCGCCGCGGCGGCGGCCCCGGCGGTCGTGCAGTGGTAGATGTTGCCGGTCGATGTGTTGAGGTAGATGTCGCCGACGAGGGCGGCGGCGATCCCGGTGCCGGAGAAGACGGCCGGAGTGGTCGAGGTGCCGGTGACCGCCGTGCCCGTGTACCACTGCGATCCGCGGGTCCCCTGGGCGCCCTTGGGGCCGGTCGGGCCGGTCGGGCCCTGCGGCCCCTGCGGTCCGGTCGCGCCAGTCCCGCCCTGGTCGCCCTTGGGGCCTTTGATATTTCCGAGTTTGAGTTTAGCCATAGTCATGCTCCCGTCTTCACATACAGATTGCCCTCGCCGTCCAGCTCCCACGCGGTCGCGGGGTCATCTCCCGGCGTCTCGACGTACAGGTCGCCGTTCGGCTCCACGGAGAAGGTCACGAAGCCGTTAGCCGGGGTCGTGACGCCAGATGCGCCAGCCGGGCCCTGCGGCCCCTGCGGGCCTCGCTCTCCCTGCTTTCCCTGTGGGCCGGTCGCGCCGGTCGGGCCCGTCGCGCCGTCCGCCCCGTCACGGCCGTCGCGGCCGGATGGTCCCGTCGCGCCCACGGGGCCCTGGATGCCCTGCGGGCCGGTCGGGCCAGTGGGCCCCTTCGGCCCCTGCGCGCCCTCGGGGATGGAGAAGTCTATGAGCGAGCCCCGGCCCTCGACCTTGCGCACCTTCACGGACGCCGGGGAGCCCGCCGGGAGCGTCGCCACGTCGCCCGCCTGCACGTCGAAGCCCCTCAGGGCCTCGTCGAGCGCGGTCGTGAAGGTGGAGGTGTCGAGCGGCGCGAAGGGGCTCGCGAAGCCGCAGTACTTCTGGTCGGGGCGCAGGTCGCGCACGGTGCCGCGCCAATCGACGCGGGCGAGCGCGATCTCGTGGCGCGACGCGGTGCGCACCGGCTCGTACTCCTGCGAGGTCGTGACCTTTGCGGTGACCTCCACGTCGCGGTAGGCGCTGTCGAAGCGTGCGGCGGCGATGACGAAGCAGTACTTCTGCGCGGTGATGTCCGCGCGGTCGATGACCTTGGCGCGCTCCTTGAGGATCGCCTGCAGGCCGTCCGCGATGAGGCACCCCGTGTCCACGTAGACGCCCGAGCCGTCCGCCGTGACGGCCAGCTCGTTCATGTAATCGCCGACCACGCCGTCGTGCAGAAGCACGCGCATGACCGAGCGCAGCGTCTCCGCGTTGTAGGCGCGGTCGTAGACGGGAAGCCCGTCGTCGTCCAATCGCTCGACCACCGAGTCGAGCGGGTAGGCGTCAGTGATCGATTTCGGCGTCACCGCCATTGCCTACCTCCTTCCATGTAAGGCCCTCGCGAGCCTTGAGATGTGCTTGTTGCCCACGGTGACCTCCACGGTCATGCCCTCGGGCTTGTGTACCTCTCGGACCTCCTCGACGCGCGAGGCGGCGGTCATACCGACCGACGGCATCTCGACCTCCACGACGTCGCCCAGGTCCCACCAGTCCATGTATCCCGCGCTCACCGACGAGCAGTCGATCGCGAGCTCCGGCATGTGGTCGTAGGCGCGGAGCTTGCCGAGGTTGCCCACGTTCTGGGCGGTCGGCGTCTCGTCCTCGCCGAGAAGCGACGACACGTCCTCCTGGGCGCGCGCCTGCCACATGGCGGATGGGTCGAAGCCCGGCACGGCCACGTCGGCGGTCGCGCTGAGCTTGCCCTGGTCGCCCCTATCGACCTCCGCGCGGGCTCGGACGGTGGAGCACGCCACGGAGTAATCGCCGCTCATCGAGACGCCGAGGACCGACGCCATGGAGAGCGCGAAGATGCACAGCGGGTTGTCCGATTGCGAGCGCGTACGGTCGAGCCCGCCGCGCAGCGACACGGTGAAGCCGCCGCCCGAATCGCGGTCGTAGCTCACGAGCGGCCTGTGCGCATTGGACGACGCGACCGAGTACACGAGCTTCATCGCGGAATCCCCCGCCTTGCCAGTGACCACGTACGAGCGGCCCTTGGGCTCCTCGGTGCCCTCGCCCATGGCGAGCGCGGGTATGTCTGGCATGTGCCACGACTTGAGGGCTGCGGTCACCGCCTGGCGCCAGTTCGAGCCGCGCGATTCCTCGCCGTCGCCGATTTGGTAGCGGTCCCACAGGCACTCGGCGAAGCGCCCCGACAGCTCGCACGACGCGCCGCCCTCGTCCTCGGACGCCCCCACCTTCTCCACCACGCCGACCTCGGCGCGGCCGTCCAGCGTGACGATGTAGCGCCCCGGCCACTCGACGGGGCATGCGCAGGCCAGCGTGACGGCGAACTCGCCGACGTCGGAGAACCGCCGCGTCCATTGGAGGTTGCTGTAGGGGATGTTGGCCGCGACCAGCGCGACCTCCCCGCCCTCCCCCACGCGGTGGAGGGAGAGGATGGGGTTTGAGAGGTTGCTGTTCGTCATAGGCTCGCGTACCTGTTCCTGATGGTCGGCACGACGCTCATGGCCGCGTCTCCGAACGCCGCGCTCCACGAGAGGTCGAAGTCACCAGGCTCGATGCCCGTGGCCAAGGTGGAGCCTGGTTTTGCCAGGTTCGACACGTTCTTTCCATTGAGCGTGATGAGCGTCGGTCGCGTTGAGAAATCGACTGTGAGCACGTCGCCCGCCCTCATGGAGACCTTCACGCCGAAACGGCAGACCTCCACGCCAGTCGAATCCGTGATGGACACGGACGGGTCGCGCACCTCTCCGCTCGCGGTGATGTCGAAGCGCGGGTACGTTGTGGTGCTGCCCGAATTGCGCATCTTGAGCGTGCGGCTCACGACGGAGGCGACCATGCCCGCGATGTGCGTCTCGGGCTCGGGCGCGATCCGCAGCATCGGCTCGGGCGCGACGCGCCTGGCGAAGCTCACGAATGGGAATCCGCGCTTGGCCCTGCCCTCCACGATGTTGAAGGAGTTCGACTCCTCGCTGTAGAGGTACGGGTCGAGCGCGAGACACGTCCATTCGAGCCGCTGCACGTCGCGGAAGTTGTCCACGGTGAGCGCCATCGCGTAGTGCCGCGCGCGGAAGAAGCGGCTGCGGCCCTCGGCGGTGACGGATACGCGGTACTCGCGGCGCGGGATGAAGAACGCCTCGGCCTGAGCGCGGAGCGATGCCAAATCGCCGCCAGCGAAAGCGCAGATGGTGCGGTCCAGCTCGGGCGCCCGCTCGGCCATGAGGTAGCTGCCGTCGTATTGCGCGTACGCCTGCGTGGAGACGGTCACGGGGACCGAATCGAAGCCCTCGAGGCCGTCCTGCGCGAGGTGCCACCGCGAGCCGCCGCCGATGGAGAAGACGGGGTTGGATTGGCCTCGCCCGTCCTCCCTCGTGATGCTGATCTGGATGTCCCTCATGCGGACTCCTTAGTAGTCGGCCGCGAAGCCGTAGCGCTCAGCCATGCGGACGGAGCGGGCGACCTCATCGGGGGACTTTACGGGTTGGTTGAAGGTGAAGTTCTGGGTGACGCCGCCACGGCCCTCGGGCATGTAGCCCTCGGTGTCGAGGCGCGCGTTGAAGTCGAGCACCGGCTTGCGCAGGGCTCTCATGCCGTCCTCCACCTCGGCCAATGCATCCGGCATGGCGCGGTGGAAGCCCTCGCCCAGCGCCTCGGCGATGGAGATGCCCGAGTAGAGCACCCAGCCGTGGCCGCTGAACGGACCGCGCTTAGCGGGTGAGAACGGGAAGAAGGAGCGGATGTCCTTCAGGCCCTTCTTCACGGCGTCGATTGCGCCGGACACGCCCTGCCTGATGCCGTCGGCGAGGCCGCGGAGCATCGACTTGCCCGATTCGACGAGCAGGCTGCCGAGGTCTCCCAACGCGTCGAGGACGCGCCGCGGGATGCCCTTGACGAACCCCACGGCGGAGTTCATGCCGTCGCTCACGCCATACAGGAAATCGCGGCCGGCATCGATTGCCTTCTGCCTCACGTTGTTGGCGAAGTCAGACACTTTCTGCTTGGCGCTGTTGAGCCAGTTGGCGATGTTGCCTGGCAGGTTCGCGAACCACTCCTGCATGGCCTTGATGCCGTTAGGCACCGTGACCGTGAAGAACTCAACGACCTTGCCCCAGACCTCGGTCGCCTTGGCCTTGATGGCGTCCCAACACCCGTTGATGAAGTTCCTGAAGTCCTCGTTTGTCGCGTAGAGCGTGGCGATTGCCCCGACGAGGACGCCTATGACCGTGGCGACGGCAAAGAAGGGGTTCATGTTCATGACCGCGTTGAGGATCATCTGCGCGTTGGACAGGAGCGTGGTGACCCCGGTCATGCTCGCAAGCCCGAGCCGCACCGCCCCGATGAGGTCGGAGAGCGCCATCGCGCCCTTGAGCGCGAGGAACCCGCCGGCGACGGCGCCGACCCACGGCGCAAGGTCCTTGAGCGTCTGGAGCATCGGGTCGATTTTGCCCTGCATGTCGGATATGGCTTCCTTCGCGCCGTTGACGGCGTCGTTGAACACCTGCGACATGCCGGGCGGAAGGTGCTCGGAAATCGCCGTGAGGAACTTATCGACGACCACTGGCGCCTGCTCCTTGAGCGTCTGCCCGAGTGTGCCCAGGATTTCGCCCATCCTCGGGATGACGTTCCCGGCGGCGGTTATCACCGTCTCGACCAGCTGGTCCGTGAGGACCTTCATGTCGGCGCTCATCGCGCCGACCGAGCCCGAGATGGTGCCCTCGGCCTCCTCGGCCGTCGCTCCCGCGATGCCCATCTCCTCCTGGATGATGTGGATTGCCTCGGTGACGTCGGCGAAGCTGTCTATGCTCAGGTCGGCGAGCTCGCCGTTCGCCCGCTTGACGCGGTTGGCGTCGGCGATGAGCCGCTCCATCTCGCCCTTGGTGCCGCCGTAGCCCAACTTCAAGTTGTCGAGCATCGTGTAGTTTTGCTTTGCGAAGCCCTGATAGGCGTCTTGGATGGACTGCATTGAGCTGCCCATCTTGTTCGCGTTGTCGCTCATGTCGATGACGGCCTGGTCGGCGTACTGCGCCGCCTTCTGCGTGTCGCCGCCGAGCGACTGGAGCAGCGAAGCGCTGAAGCTCGTGACCTGCTCCATATATCTGTTCGCCGACAACCCGCTCGTCTTGTACGCGTTGTCGGCGTACTTCATAACCGTGCCGCTCGCGTCCTTGAAGAGCGTCTCGATGCCGCCCGCGAGCTGCTCGTAGTCCGCGTAGGCGTCGAGAGCCGCCTTGCCGAACGCGGCGACCGCGGCTGTCGAGAACGCACCCGCGATCACGCCCCTGAGCTTTCCGAAGGTGGAGCTGATGCCGCTCTCCACGCCCTTCTGGAAGCCCTTCATGCTGGGCATGATCGTCACGTACGCGGAGCCGATTTCGGTGTTAGCCATTGCTTGCCACCTCCGTTCGTGGCATGGAGAGGAGTGCGTCGAGCTCCTCGATTGTCATCGCCTCGCCCTCGAGGGCGCGCCTCCGCGGCTTTGCGAACGGGCCTATCGGTTCGGGCCTGTTGCGGCCCTTCGAGCCGTCCTTCGTCCTCTGCCATACGAGCACGTTGAGCGCGTTGACGGCCAGCGCCATGAGCGTCCTGTCGAACGTCCACGGCCCGTCGTCGGAGTAGATGCGCTTTACGCGGGACTCCCCCGGCAGCTCGACGAGCAGCTCGGCGGCGTGGAGGGTCGAGTACGCCTCCCCCATCTCATCGATGTTGAGGCCGTAGTACTGCTGGAAATCGGCCCGCACGGCGCCCCCGTGCTCTTCGAGGGCGCGCGCGAGCACCGCTAGTTTTTTGCGCCGACCGCGTCGAGGAGCCTCGCGCAGAACGCCACGAAGCGCTCTGCGTCGCAGAACCCGTCCTCGTCGGAGAGCTGCTCGATGGCGCTTTCGCGCTGGTCGCCGAGCAGGAAGTCGAACAGGGCGATCGCGGCGAAGCTGTCGCCCGCCTCCACCTTCGCGATGAGGCTCATGGCCCGGTAGTCCTTCACGCGGCGCATGTCGATGTCGATGGAGACGCCGTCGACGTCCACATGGCGGACGTAGGGCTTCGGCTTCGCCGGCTCAAAGTCGAGAACGTCGCCGTCCCCGCGCTCCATCTTCTCCGCCATCTCGCGCAGCATCTCAGGGGTGATGTTCTCCATGTCCATGCCTACGCCTCCGCCGTGAGGCCGGTGATGGCGTGGTACTCGTACATGGTGTTGCCCTTGTCGTCAGGCAGGGCGGCGAAGGTGAGCTCGCGGCCCATCGGGTCGGAGCCGTTGAGGGACGCGTCGCCCTTCTCGGTGAGCTTGGCGCGCGGGATGACGTAGCGCGTCACGGTCTTGGAGTTCGGCACGGTCTCGATGACGATGGGGCACTCGGGCAGCTCGGCCGCGTTGTGGGTGACGGTCATCTTGCCGGCCTCCACCTTCACGTTGGCCTTGCCGTATGTCGCGCGCATGACGGTCGGGTTGATCTCGATGGGCGTGAAGGTGAAGGACTCCTTGTAGGAGGTCTGCGCCGTGTAGACGGTGTCGCCGCCCCAAGCGGTGACGTCGCTGGAATCGCGCTCCTCGGTGATGCTGATGCCGTCCTCGGAGCAGTAGCCCATGCACTTGAACTTGGTGTCGAGCTCGGTCGACGCGTCGGTCGGGATCGTTGCGCCGGCCTCGGCGATGAAGGCGGCGCCGGTGACCTTCGGCTTGCCCACGCCGACGTTTGTCGCGTCGTTGGTGTTCTGTACAGCCATATCGGCTCCAATCATTCTGTGACCAAATCGGCCGTGAGCTGGTAGCGCGGCGATTTGGATTCTGTGTCTGGGAAGTTGTACGGGCCCGTGATCGAGACGGAGCGCACCTGCGGGACTTCGGCCGTGAGGTCGAGCATCAGCGCGTCGCGCAGGTCGAGGGACAGCTCCTCCGCCCTGGCGCGCGTCCCCGCGTACACGTCGAACGTGACGGACGGGCGGTCGATGCCGATTGACGGCGAACCGCCTACCCGCTCGAGGGCCACGAACTCGCTTGGCCGCTTCGACGGGACGTCGGCGGCGCACTTGACGCCGATCGCGCTCGGAATCCACTTGACCAGGGCCCTCTCTATCGAGAATCGCGTCATTTGGTCCTGAATCTCCTGATCGCCTTGATGAGGCTCTTGTGCTTGGCGTTCGAGTTGATGGCATGGGCGCTCGGCGTGTACACGATTCCGTGGACGCGGTTCTCGCCCGGTGCCGTGTTGCACGCGTACCTCGCGGTCCCGAACGACTCGGCTGCCGTCTTTATGCGCTCGGTGCGCACGCGGATCATCGCCTCGCACTGCGGGCCGTTCATGATCTCTCGAGGGGCGCGCGTGTTCGCCTTGAACATGACGCCGTTAGCCGTCATGCCGCTCCACCTCCACGCGCAGCCACCATGCCGTGGGGCAGTTCTCCACGCACGGTCTCGGGTCTCCAATGACCCGGTAGCGCCTGCCGCGAATTTCGACCTCCGCACCACGCAGGTCGGCGTCGTACGGCTTCGGGAAGGCGAGCGTGTAGGTCACGGCCACGCCATCGGGCCGCATCGACTCGACCGCGTCGGCGGTGGCGCCCGGGCACACGAGGACGTTGCGCACGGTCTCGCGGCGCTCGGTGACTGTCGGGGAGCCAAGTTCGTCCAACGCGCCCTCGTCCATGTGGATGACCTCCACGCTCTGCCCCCTCAGCAGTCCGCGCATCATCGCGCACCGCCCGTGAGGTCGCAGAAGCCGACCATGCCGCCGCCGATGCCGAGCGCGTCCTTCTCCACCTGCGTGAGGTAGAGGTCTCCGTGCGGGTTGGCATAGGTCACGCTCGCCGTCATGCCGATGGCGCCCTCGCTGTACTGCGAGATTCCGCCCATGTCGGCGGCCGCCATCGCGCGGTTGACCATCGCGCACGCGGTGGAGGTCAGCAGCGCCTCGGGGGCCGCGCCGCCCGAGAGCATCGAGTCGATGATGGCCGATGCGTCCTCGAGCAGCACGGTTATGCGCTTCTCATCGTCGGCGTTCGCGTTGTAGCGGGCGGCGTAATCGTCGAAGAAAGCGTATGCCGCCATTGCGAGGCCCCCTTAATTAGAGGCCTTGGCGCGAGCGGACGCGGCTGCGGCTGCGTCCTCGATGGTGCCCTTGACGATGTAGTTAGTAACCTCGGGAAGCATGGACACGCCGGACAGGGCGTGGGTCTCCGCGGAGGTGCGGGCGTAGTTGGCCACGTGGTGAACGCCGATGAGGCCGCCGTCCTGCACGGTGTAGGACAGGCCCGCCTGCGCGAGGGCGCCGAAGTCCGCGCCGTAGATGTGGATGTTCTCCACGGGGGTGGCGTAGATGGTGCCCTTGGGGACCTTGTTGGTCACGAAGATGTCGGTGACGCCGAGGAAGTCCTTGATGTAAGTCATGCCGAACACGGTCTGGGTCGTGATCGGCGCGGTGGCGAGATAATCGGCGATGTCGTTGCGGTTGACGAAGTGGACGATGCGCGCGGTGGAGTCGTTGTTGTCCTCCAGCGCGTTCTCGAGCGCGGCGTCGACCTGCGCGAGCGCGGCCTGCAGGCCCACGCCCTTGGCGGTTCCGGTGCCCTTGCCGAGGAACGTGAAGAACGCCTTCACGATGTCGGCGCGCATGTCCTTGCCCATCTTGTCGTCGGTCTTGAGGACGGCGTTCTCGAAGCCGGCCTTGAGGATGGACTGGCGCGTGGTGAGCTTGCGGTAGGGCTTGGTCTCCAGCTCGCCGATGGGGGTCTTGGCGACGGAGTACTTGGAAAGGGGCACCTCGTCGCCCTCGTCGACCTCGGCGGTGTTGAGGGAGCCGGTGACCTTGTACTGGTACAGGGCGGTGCCGGCGTTCATGGTCTCGACGCCGAAGATGCCCAGCACCTCCATGAGCTGGTTGACGTCGTGGGTGAAGTTCTCGATGAACTCGACGTCGAGCGCGGTCACGACGTCGGCTGCTGCGATCTGGTTCTCAAGTGCTGGCATTGTTTTTCTCCTAACGGTAGATGCCCGCGTTCTCGCGGCGCGCCTTCATGCGGGCGCGTTGGTCCTTGATGGCGCTGATGGATTCCTTCGTGACGGGCGGCGCGGGGTGCGCCCCGCCGTCGGGGACCTCCGGGTAGAGGTGGAGGGACTTGACGTAGGCGGACAGCGCCTCGGCGGCGCCCTCAAGCTCCTCGGCGGTGTCGCCGCGCATGAGCTTCAGGACGTCGGCTGGCACGTTCGCCTTCTCGGCGACCTCCGCCACGGCCTGCTCGCGCTCGCGCTCGGCCTTCATCGCCGCCAGCTCGGCCTCGGCCTTCTCGGCCTTCTCGGTCAGCTCGGCGAGCTTCCCGTCGGCCTCCTCGGCGTGCTTCGCGGCCTCGTCGTAGGCCTTTGCCTTGGCGTAGTTGGCCTTGGCGCGGTCCTCGTGCTTGCGCGTCTGTTTCAGCAGGTCCTCGTACTTGGCCTTCCAGTCCTCGGTCTTAGCTCCGTCGCCCTGCGGCTCGGTCGCGTTGCCCTCCACCGGATCGGTGGCGGTGGAGGTGGTGTCCTCGGCCATGTGGCCCCCTTCCTGCGCCGTGCGGCGCGTCGTTTTCGCCCGTGCGGGCATGAAAAAGCCGCCCTGATGGACGGCTGGATATGAAAAAAGCCCACCGTGCGGCGGGCGATTCTCCGATTGGTCGCGCGGCGTTGCGTGTCTACCGCGCGTGGCGCTTTGCGTTGAGCGCCCTGAACGCCCTCCCACGGGGCGAATCGGCATGAAAAAGGCCCCTTGCGGGGCCAGGTGCATTTTTTGAGTTCTGCCACGGCTATGAGGCCGTCTAGCGCAATTGAGCAATCGGCTAGGCGATGACCATGGCAATATCATCGTGATGAATCAGGTAGGTCAGCGGAGCGCCATCATCGAAGTCTGAATGATCATCGGGCTCGAACTCATAGTCCTCCCCGCTTTTCCAGATTTCCACGACGGTTCCCTCGGTCCCGTCTTTCAGCCTCACAGCTGAGAACATCTTGACTTCCACGATTTCACCCCTTTCGTTTCGCGACATAGATAGTCGTTAGTTTCATTTTATCCCTACCTGGTTCCTTCATCCAGCCCACGAGCACTCGGGCGGCCTTTCCATTCTTTCCGATCATAGTCATGTCGGTTGTGTAGCTATCGCCGTATTTTCCCGAATCCCTGAACATCGGTTCATGCTCTCCGACCCATCGGTAGACTTGGCTCATGATCTCCCGCGAGTCTTCCTCGGTAAATCCAAGGGCCTCTTTGAAGGCTATGGCCTTTTCCCTGCCCTTCGGATGGTCCATGTTGAGCGCATACTTGGTCAGCTTCGCCTCTGGAATCGTGAAATTCTCTCGACCGCGCCATTCTCTGTGATACGACATCGGGTCGTATCCCTCAACGCCATCCTTATCCCATGACGCGACAATGCGGCAGTCGCAGTTGTCGTGGTAGTGCCCAAACTCGCCAGCGGTCTTTTTCGAATGGTACACGAAGCCCCTGCCAGCGAGCATCAGACAGAACTTGCACGTCTCGCCGCCGCTCGGCACACGGGCGAATCTCGGCGAAAGGGGGTCGCGGGCGGCGTTTTCCATCATCGTCGTTCCGGCGGCGCGCTTTATCTCGTAGTCGACTCGCGACAGCACCAAGCGTTCGAATGCGTCATAATCGCCGCCGTTTACCTTGTCCACGAATGCGCGAATCGCGCCCTCCGTAGCCGCTGCGTCTCGGTCCGCCGTAGCGGCAGCTCCAAGCTTCTCGCCGACGGCTATCTCACGCGCCGCATCGAAGAAGTCCGCCGCCGCCTGCCCCGCCGCCAAGCCGTAGTTGTCCAGCACGGCATTCACCGCATCAACCACGGCGTCTCGGCACGCGGGCACGTCGTTCCAATCAAGCTCCTTGAGCACGCGCAGGACTTTCGCCTTCGCGTCGGCGGAAATGCCGTTGATCTCCTTCGTCAGGTAGTCGAGCGCGGCGCGCGGAATCTGCGCCATGGCTTAACCCTCCACCGTCTCTGAGGTGGTGGAGGCGGGCTTGGAGCCTCCCATGATGGCGAGCAGGGCGCGTTGGTTCTCCCCCGCCTTGAGCTGCGATGCGATGCTCTCCACCTCGGACGGTGTGAAGCCCTGCCCGCGCAGGAACTCACGCGTTTGGGCGAATCCGTCGAGGACGCCCGCGATCTTCACGTAGGCGTCGGCGGTGGAGGCGAGGGAAGGCCGCATGGGATTCTTGAAATCCGGCATGACGGTCAGCTGCTCGTCGGTGAGCGCATCGAGCGTCTTGTTCTCCGCGACGGCCATGGCCATAAGCGCGACGTTTCGCATGCTCTCGCGGTTCGTCTCGATGCAGTCCTCCGCCGCCACGCAGATGTCCTCGCGCTGAGCCGCGATGGCCTCGGCGCTCGCGGGGTTGTCCTGCACGATGCCCAGCGAGTTGAGCGGCACGCCGGTCGCTCCGCTGAACAGCTTCGCGTACGTGGCGATGCTGTCGATGTAGGGCTGCGGCGAAGCGGCCTGCAGGCGCTTGTAATCGGGGGCGTTGCCGTCGTTGTCGCGCGTCGCCATGAAAAGTGAGGTGACCATGACGGAGAACTTGCTGCCGCTCATGGCCTTCAGCTGGTCCTCGGTCACCCCCGTCAGGATGTCCTTGGGTGTCGCGTAGAGCGCGCCGCTCACGGCCATGTAACGCAAGGTTCGCTGCACCTCGTCCACGTAGTAGCGCACGGCGGGCGTGATGCGGGTCTGGCCGAACGGCTTGGTGCCCGTCGGGCGGAAGCAAAACGCCTCCATCATGGGGCGGTCAAGCGGCGTGGGGTTGCTCGTTGCGGCCCACTTGCCAGCGCTGTATTGCGTGATGACCACCACGCGCTTCGGAAGGTGGAGGTTGACCTGCACCGGAACGGGCACGTCGCGGCTCCACTTTGTGCGGCGCGAGTCCGCGACGACGAAGCCCGCCGCGATGCGCTGCTCCGCCACGTCCCAGATGGCGGCGGCCGTCTCGGCGGTGTGCGTGCGGACCGCCACCGACTCGCCGATGCGCTGGATGGTGGCGAACATGCAGCCGTGGACGAGCTCGCTCGCGACATGGCGGTTGAAGTTGGCACTCAGGCCGTTCGCGCGCTCGATGCGCTCGAGCGTCGCGTCCTTGTAATCGCCCGCGAACGTGAATCCGCTCATGCGGACGCGCTCGGAGACGCTCGTGACCGCCTTCGCGGCCCAGTCGCAGCGGGTCGGGATGTCGACGGTCTCAGGGATGTTGTCGATGCCGATGGAGGGCGTCGGCTGCTTGCACTCGTAGTACTGCCCGAGCATGTGGTTCGTGCCCTGGCGCTTCTTGTAGACCTCCACCAGCTGCTCGAGCGCGGTCTTGGCCCCGGCGTCGAGGCCCGCAGCGTTGGTGATGTTTGCGAGTTCTACCATGCGATCAGCAGCTCCCGTCGTTGGTCTCTATTCGTTGTCATCGCGCCCCAATACGCGAGTGCGGCGGATTCGATGAGGCAGGCGTCCGCCGTGTCGGTGGACTCGAAGCCCCAGCCGCCGCCCGTGCCGATTCGGCGCTTGGTGCATTGGGTCGCGGAGTCGTTCAGCGCGTCTTGCCCGAAGTGCTCCACCGCCCCCTCCTTCACGTCGTTCGCGATGCGCGAGAACGCCGAGATGGCGTCGGCTGTCTTGGGCCGCAGTATCTCGCGCGGGGACACGCCTCCCTCGTCGATGAGGCGGTCGTGGAGGTTCTGGGCGTTGCCCTGGCCGTCGATGACCATCAGCGCCACATCGTCCTTGCGCTCTGACAGCCAGCGGACGAGCCACGTGATGCCATCGCCCAATGTGAAGTGCCGTATGACCTCCACGTAGCCGGGTCCGGTGTCCGGGCGGACCGCCACGGACAGGCACCCGGTCGCGCCGTCCGGCGAGAACTTGACGGCAAACGCCTTCACGCCGTCCTGCGGGGGCGCGGCTGTCGCCGCCTTCGCCCATGCGGCCGCGTTGATGGGCCTCTCGGCCTTGCCAATGGTCTCGGGGTACCACCCCAAGTGCTCCATCGCGAACTTCTCGGCCGTCATCGACTTGGAATCTTTGAGCAGGGCGCTCTCGAGCAATTGGTATCCGAGCGAGGGGTTCGTCGCGAACCACAGATCGCGGTCGCCCACGTCTTCCGGCAAATCGGGGACTCCCCACTCGTGCATGCAGAAGCCGCGCTCCGGGGACTCGCGCACCATCTTGCGCAGGCGGGTGAAGACCTCTCCGGCGTTGACGCGGTTCGGATCGGGAACAGTGCCCATGAGGATGGTCTGCGGCGAGCCGTGCGGCGCCGCCGAGTTGAGCGGCGACAGCGCGGCGTCCTGCTCGTCTGTGTAGTCCTGGGCCTCGTCCACGACCACGAGGTCGAACGTTCCGCCGCGGCCCATCTGGGTCGAGCTGCCGCGGGTTCTGAACTCGATGTGAGCGCCGTTCGTCAGGTCGAGGACCATCTGGTTGGCGCTCGTCGTGTACTTGTCGATGAGGCGGTTCAGCTCCGGGAACCTCGCGCGCGGGTCGTTCTTGCAATCGCCGAACTTGGCGCGCAATCGGTCGAACGCCTTCTTCGCCGTCTGGTATTCCTGCGCCGTATGCAGTATCCACTCGCCGCGCTTCACCAGGCCCCACGTCTCGCGCGGGTCGCACACGCCCGTCTTGCCGTTCTGGCGCGGGACCTCGAGGACGCACAGCGAGTTGAGCAGCCTACCGTCATCGTTCAGCGCGAGCCAGTCGTTCAGGATCGACGCCTGCCACGGGTGCGGCGGCATGCCGTAGACGCGCGAGAGCTCCACCGCCTGCCTGCCCTCGGTGCGGTCGTAGCTGTCGCACCACGAGTAGGTCGGCGTCTGGCATCCGCGTCTAGCCATCGGCTGCGCCGTTCAGGATCTGGTCGAGCGGGGTCGCACCGGACTTCGCGGCCTCCGCGTCCTCGAGCGCCTTCAACCTATCGATTGCCTCGAACATGCCCGTGATGAGTGGCTTCATGTCGCGCCCAGATTCGGTCACGTCGATGACCTCGGCGTACTTCTTCACGGCGCGCCGCGTCACGGCCATCTCTCCGCCTTCCTCCCACGCCTCCACGAGCGAAGTGGGGGTGGAGGGGATGGATTTGGTGCGTCCCATGCGGCTCACCGCCTTATTCGTAGATGTGGATTTTGATGTCTAGGTGTGGAGCTGCTATGCCCCCGGGGTCAGGAAATGGGGTACCCCGGGGACGGTGGCGTGGGCATCTCCAAGCTCTTCGAGCAGGCTGTCGCTCTTCAGCGCGTTGCACCCGCAATGAGCGAGCCTCGCGTTGCCCATGTCGTTGATTCCGCCTCGCGCGAGTGGAACCACGTGGTCAACAGACGGGTAGCTCGGGCCTGCAACAAACCATCCATCGTATGTGATTTTGAAATCGTTCTTATCGATGGGCTGACCGCATAGATAGCAGATGCCATCATCACGATCGATAAGCTGCGTTAGCGATACGCCATCCCCACATACCAAGCGCTCGCGCCTTCGATGCCTTGAGTTCCTTCTGTGGTATCTCTTGGAACATTCATTGCAGCAGAACGTCGGCGAATCGCTGAAGTACCAAGGGTTTGATTCCCTGAGCTGCCTGACTGTGAACACCTTGCCGCATTCCCTGCATACATGCTCGGCGTCGAGCCAATGATTGACCTCTTCGTCGCGTTGCTTCGCCTGCAGGAACAGGTGGAACGCCTTTGTGAGCCGTCTGAATTTCTTTCGTTGCGCTGATAGCTCTTCCGTTTCGTGGCGCTTGCGCTCAACTCGGATGCGTTCGCACTCCGGGCAATGCGGCTCATGCCGCATGTCGAGCGTGCGCTTGAACACATGCCCGCAGGTCTTGCATCGGAGCGTGCTCTGGAGGCGCTGGTTGGATTCAAGCACCTCGAACTTATCGGCGAGCCAATCGTTCAGCCGCTTCAACCGCGTCGCCTCGGCGTCGCGCGAGCGCTTGGCGTTGTTGCGGGCCACAGCGCCGCCGCCTTTACCCGGCGCATGGCCAAGTTGGCGGAGATGCTTGCCGACCGTTTCATGGCACACGCCGTACCTCTCCGCGATCTGATAGGACGATTCACCGCGCTTCGTCAGCTCGAGCCATTCGCGCGCGGTTTCTTCGGTAATTCGCTTCGTCATTATCTGCACCTTTTTTCCTGCACCTAACGAGAAAAGCCGTCCACCCGGTGCAGGGAGTGAACGGCTCATCCGTGATATGTGATGCGGTTAGCTGGACCGCCTATCACCAGTTTCTTGAGTTATTTAGCTCAACCCGCCTAGTCGGCGATCGCTTCGCCCCCTTCGCCGCCGAGCGCGCGAACAGCACGAACTCGGCTGGTGAACGCCATGCACCGAACGCGGAGCGCGCGGCGGTCGCGATGGACTGCACGCGGCACACGGGCTTGTCGCCCCGCCACTGGTTGCAGCAGCGGTGGGCTGCGCGGACGTTGGCCGGGTCGATCGCGCTGCCGCCCTTGGAGATGGGCGTGATCTCGTCCAGCTCCAGCGCGTACGGATGGCGCGCGGGGTAGGTCGGCGAGATGGGCAGTCCGCACATCCAGCAGCGCTGGGGCTGCGACGCCATGCGCTTGCGGAGCGCCGAGCGCGCCGAGTAGTTCGCGTATCGCGGGTTACTCGACGGCATGCGGTCACCCCGCTTCGATTGTGATTGTGGAATGGGCGGCGGCGCGGGACAGACCAAGAAGGAGGTGTCAATGCGTTGCACGAGAAAGGAGGAAAGAGCTTTGCGCACCCGCGCTTCGCCGCCACGTTATTTATATCGCGGATTGCGCGGGTAGTTCCGTATAGCTTCGTATCATTGCGTACTATTTCGTACTATCTGAAATCAGAAAAGCGCAGCCTGCCCCCTGCCCTCGCGCGCTGCTGCCAAGCCCACGAGGTCGACCCAATCAAGCGCGGCGGAGCAGCATAACTTGGCATACGACTCCGAGATGCACAGAGATGATGCGACCGTGTACCACTGCTCACAATCGCAGAACCGTAACTCGAGCACGTCGCCCCAAAACGCATGCTCGGGATTCGCCGCGCGGATGCCGGAGCACACGGCGCGTGCGTCCTCCACGATTGAGCGCAGCTCCGTTATCTCGGATGCGATTCGCGCCTCCGCATCAATGCGGGCATCCGTCATGCGCATAACGTCGTGGTCCCCGCCGTAGGACTTGCCGATCGCGTCGTAGCGCTGGGCGCGGACGCCCTCGCGCGACCTCATGGCCTCCACGCGGGCGAGGCACCCGTCGATTCGGCGCTGCGCTGCCCGCGCGTTCTCGAAGTACTCCCGTGCCGTCATGTTCCTCCTTCACATGCTTCTAGCAGGTCTTTTATTATACGCCTTGTAAATGAAACGCTTCAATTCGCACATATGGGAAAAGCCCGCGATGCAGAAGCACCACGGGCTGAAATCATTCTTGGATCACCCTCGCACCGCAGTTCGGGCAGTATGCGAACGCTCCGTTGCCGTTAGCCTTGCGCCAGCTCTGATGACATTCGGAGCAGGTGAATTTACAGGGAACGGTGGATATGTTGTGGCACGTCCGCTCGCGCTTCGGCTCATAGAATCGGCACCCTCTCGGGCAGGTCCGGCAGATGATGCCGCGCCGCTGGCGTAGGTACTCGCGGCAGACCTCGCCGTGGATACAGGCGGTCATTGCTGCACCACCTTCGCGCCGCAGAACGGGCAGAATTTAGGAATCCTAACAGGGTTAATGGCGACCATCTCGCCAAGTCCCGGCAGCAGTTGGCGGTGCTGCTCAGATCCGAACACGTAGCCGCATGATGAGCAGGATTTGGTATGCATGTCCTGCGTCTGGCTGAGTGCCCGCATCTCTGTCACCACTCGGCACGTCCGCTCCGGCTCCGGCTCAATCAGGTCGGCGAGATACTGCACCGCCACGGCGCGACCTGTGCACTTGAGCAGGTCCATGAGCGCAGGCCAGGACGGGTTCGTGCGGCAGGCCATGTCGCGGAGCTTGGCGGCGACCTCGCGGCGCTCGTCATTCGTCGGCATACTCGACTCTCCTTCCGCAATAGGGGCAGAACTCGTAGTCCTCGCCCCAAACGCTGTTGCAGGACTTGCCGCAGCGGGAGCACTCGTAGGTCCTCACGTGCGCATTGGTTTGGCCGCCCCACGTCAGCTCAAGCTCGCACGTCTCGTCGGTCGGATCGATAAGGTCGGCGAGCTTTTCGAGGACAACGTAGAAGTCGTGGTAGTCCTCGAAGCCGACCACCACCTCGGCAAGCTCGTCGAAGAACTGCTCCTTGTACTGGATGGAGCGGCCGATGGTCAGGTTTCGCAGATTCTCCGCGACCTCGCGGCGCTCTTTGTCAGTCGGCATCGCGCTCACCGTCCCTCCGGTTCCACGCGTAGACGGCGTTCTCCCGCTTTAGCAGGACTTCCGGCCCCATAGCACCGCAATACCCGCAGTACACATGCCACGTCGGGATGGAGCCGTCTGGCTCGCCGTCGACGTAGCGGTAGATGCCCCCGGCATCCTCGATGAAGAGGTTTCGGGAATGGCCGCAGAACGAGCAGGGCTTAAGCTCGGCCATCGTCACCACCGCCAAGCCCGTCAAAGATGATGTCCATCTTCTTACACGCCTCGCGGAACGGCTTGCGGCGGGTGATTGAGTCGTAGACGCGCTTGACCGCCATCTCAACTATCTCGTCATGCCTCTCGTCGATGATCGCGCCGACCCTCTTATCGACCTCCTTGTCGATGATGCCGCGCCAATCGACCTCCCCTTTGCTGTAGCAGCCGTAGGCGCACTTCCTCGGCAGCGCCTTGCGCGCCTCGTCGGTCAGCTGCTTGATGACCTCCTTGTAGGCGTCGCGCTTGACCGCCTCGGCGATCGCCGCGTCGTCGAGGTTGATTCCAAATTGAACGATGTGCTCCATCGTCATACCTCCTTGTAGTGTTCGCTTCTGTCCCCGCGCTCGAAGTAGCGGCAGTCCCCGCCGTCATCAGGCGCGACCGCCAGGGCTTTCGTCGGGCAATGCATACAGGCGTACAGCGGGTATCCCTCGGGTACGGCCTTGACGCAATTGCGGATGAACCTGACGCGCTCGGGCCAAGGCGCGAAGTGGATGCAGTCGGCGCAGCGCTTATCCGTCATAACGCCCTCGCTTCCTGTTCCGCTCCTCGCAACGCGCGAGGTACGGGGTCAGATCGGTCACGCCCAGAGCAGCCGCCAAGTTGCAGGACGCCTGGATGGTGTCGGCGATCTCGTCAATGAGCGGCGTGGCGTATCTCTCCATGCTCCGGTCCTCGCACATCGTGGGGTCAAGCGCCCCGACCGGTGTATGCTGCCACGCGCCGAACACCCCGGCGGCCTCCTCGAGCACCTTGAGCGCCTGGGGCTTGGTCGGCGCGACGTGCGGGAAGGCACCGACACTGCCGAGCTTGATGTATTGCATTTAGTCCTCCTCAAAGACGATGGTCCCATCGTCGTATTCCGATTCGAGCCATGCGAGGTAGTCTCGAACGCCGGTGAAGTCCTTGATGATCCGTCTGCGCATGGTGACCGTCATCATCGGCTCCGCGGCCCACACTTCAACGCGGATGGGGTGGCGGAGGAAGCGCACCTCCATGCGCGACGCGGCCTCGGGAGTGCCGAAGTAATGCTCATGGTTCGTCATCCATCCACCTCCTCGATCAGAAATTCGATGCACTGCCTGCACTTGCGCAGGTCCTCGGTGCCGTTCTTGCGAGACCAGCGCCACAGGTACTTGAACGCGCAGCCCCACCAGTAGGAGGCCATCGGCGACAGCTTGCTGCCGTTCATCGCGGCCTTGAGCGCGTCCTTGGCCTCGATGCCGCCCGATGTGTAGTGGGACGGATGCGACACGGCGTCGGGTTTCGCAGTTGATTTCGCAGTAATGTCGCAGTCTTGTCGCACCTCGGTCATTCGCCCTCACCCCACTCGTATGTCATGCGCACTATGTCTCCGACGCGCGGGGCCTTCTTGACCGAGGTCGTGAAGTACATGCCCAACGTATCGGGGCCGACGGTGACGCCGACGGTCAGCGGGGTCCCGTCGCCGCTTTTAGTTACGACGCGCACCTCGTGGACCGCAAGTTCCATGACGTTCTTCATTCGTCCACCTCCACTCCGGCGAGCGCCTTGGCGCGGCGCACAATGTCGGACTTCATGCGATTGAGGCAGTTGTACCTGCCCGAAGGGCACCCGCTGCAATTGAAATCATTCATGCCGAAGTACATGCAGACATCCTTGCCCGCGTCCTCCTCAAGCCGCTCCCAGCTGTCGGGGCAGGTGTGGGTGATCTTCTTCGGGTCGATGTACCAAGTCTTCCCCGCTTCGTCTTTCAGCGTCACAAGTAGTCCGTACAGGCTGTGCTCGTCGAAGCCTGCCACCGTAGCCTTGCGCATTGAGCCCATGGTGCACAGGCTCCGGTACCACACCGTATCGCCCACCTTGATCTCCACGCCATCGGCGTCCAGGACCTTGGGCGCGGGGCGCTTGACGCGCTGCCCCTGTTCGTACTGGTTCGACCGGCACTCGTCATCGCAGAGCACGAAATAGCCGTCCATCGCCGTGATTGACTCGACCTCTATCTCGGTTTCGTCGTTGTACGCCGAGGAGTAATGGACCTTATCGCCAGGCATCACGAGCTCGCCGTCCTCGAAGCGCGGCCACATGGCGAGAATCTGGCGCTCGCGCTCGGTCAGTTTGCACCACTTAGTCACGTGCGCCGCCTCCATGTCCTCGCACACCCTGCGAGACTTGGCCATGTTCCTCTTGTCGAACTCCTTTGTCATTCGCCTCTCCTTTTCCTAATCCGTTTGAACCGCTCGTCTCCCGCCTTGCGCATGTCCAGCACCTTGCGCTGGCAGGCCCATTCGGAGCGCCCCATCAGCTCCGACGCCTCGCGCATCGTCATGTGCGTGCGCAGTTCGGCGAGGCGGTCTATCTCATCGTCCGTCCACACGCGGCTGCCATCGGCGCACACCCCGAGCTTCTTGGCTCTGACCACCACAGCGGACACCGTGCGGCCCAGCACCTTGGCGATACGCTCGACCGGGGCCTTGCCGTAGGCCTCACGCAGCAGGTCGTCCTGGACCGAGGTCCACGGCTTGCGGTCGTTGGTCAGCGGCCATGCTGCCTCCATCAGTACTCCTTCCAGTACGCGCAGGAGTCCACCTGCATGTCCACGCGGGCGCCCTCCATGTAGTCCACGGCCTCCGACCACGAGTCGAAGTCCTGCGGCTGGCTCTTTAGCTTCACGTCGCACAGGCCCATGTCGCAGCATTCCTCGATGCAGTGGCGGCACCACATGCACACGCGGTCGCGGTCGGGCTCGCCGTGGGCTGCGTCCACCTGCTCCGCCGTCACGTTGTCGGGCAGGTTGAAATCGCCCATCTTCCTCCTCTCCGCGCGGCACCCGCCGCACAGCCGACTCCACGGCGCTCCGTGGTAGAGCTGCCCGCAGGCCGCGCACTTTCTCGCCCTATGCGGCATCGGTCCACCCGCTCACTTCTTCGACGCGAGCGCCGCGCCCTCGGCGAAGCCCTCCGCGTAGATCGCGTCGCGCTCGCCCTGCGACAGCCTGCGTCCCGCCTCGACCCCGCTTGCGTACCCGACTTTTCGGCCGCGCTCGAACGCCTTGTGGCGCTCCACCTTCAGCTGGCGGCGGTTGTCCTCGATTCGCTCTTGCTCGGCCAAGTCGATGGCGCGCCTGTGCTCGTTCAGGTCGTTCATCAGCTCTTCCAGGCTCTCGGCGATGATCTGCGGCGCGCCCATCAGAGGCCCCCGAGCGCTCGGAAGCAGACGAGCAGGACGAGCAGCGCCCCGCCGATGAAGATGAGCGCGGTCGTTATCGACGCGATGGCGTAGACGATTCGGTCCTTTATGTTCATAGTTCAGCAAACTCCTTTCTGCCGATTGTTCTGGAATGCCGTTTAGAGCGTCCGAGACCGCGATAGCGGCCTTTTGACCGCTATACCCTACTCAGTGCCCAGACGGCTAATTCCAGGGCCTTATAACGGCTCCTATCCGAGCTTCACGCCCGTCCGCTTGTCCTGCATCGTGACGGTCACGTACACGCCGTCGTGCTTGGCGAGCGAGTAGAAGATGCGCCGCAGCCCGAGCATGCGGTCCATCGCCGCCTCCTCGTCCTGCGTCCGCGCCACCGCGCGGTAGGCGGTGGGGTCGGGCGCGCCGCTCGAGTTGCGGTAGCCCGTCGGGTCCTCGTACATGGGGCCTCCTTTGATTTGGTTGTTAATTTATTGGTTGGCTAAACCTGCTTCTCCGCCTTGAGCTTCCCCCAGACGGTTGTCGGGGTACCCTTGCAGCCGCAGCTTGTCGTGTTTCCGGCGCGGAGATTCCCGCCCTGCACGATGACGCGCCCTCCGCAGACGCATTCGCACAGCCAATACGCGCCCGATCGGTGCCCCTTCGGGTGTGCGCGCTTGATGACGGTCAGCTTTCCGTATCGGTTACCGGTTTCATCAATTGCCTTCGGCATATGAACGCCCCCTTCGGTTCTATTGTGGTCTTGTCGGGCGTAACGCACGTAACGCTTCTCGCGCGCGCGATATATATCCTCTATATCTCTTAGAGAATAGGTATTGGAGCCAAAATCAAACGTTACAGCGTTACAACATGCTTATAGCTGCTGTTTTGCTGTAACGTTTGGCATTTCGTGTAACGTTACAAAGCGCCTTCATCCGTTACAATCACGAAGCTTCGCGACACTTTCCCGCTCTGTTCGGACCTTTTCGCCTTGATTCCTAGAGTTTGTAACGTTTCGAACGTTTCAAACGTTACAGATTCCTTGACCCTCGTGGTCCACGTTCTGCGCGCGAACGGATTGCGCTCACCGCTGTCGTAGCACCATTGCCTATACTCGTCGTACACGTCTGCGACGATGCGCCCAACAAGGTCCTCGCCAGTGATCCCGCAATCGAAAAGCCAGCGGACCACGCTGTCGTTGTCCTGCCTGACTTCCTCTATCTCCTCCACCATGTCCTTGATGGGCGTGAGGCCGCCGCGCTCTATCAGCTCGCCCAACGCGAGCAGCCCGAGGGCCGCGCCGCGCTTGAGCACCTCGGGCTTCGCGAGCTTCGCCGCCATGTTCGGGTCGTAGCCCGGAAGCCCCGGCGCGAACCTGTTGCGGAACGGGATGAAGGCCAGTCGGCGGAAGATTCCGTCGGTCGTGTCCGACAGCCTCGGCACCGCGTTCATGGAGAAGACCATCGACGCGGTGGGGCGGAACTCGTAGCCGTCGCCGTTCTTCACGTCGGTGTAGATCGCGTCGCCAGTCACGAGCTTCTTGAACATCGACAGCTCGTCGCCCTTCAGGAAGCCGTCCGGAATGTCATCGCCGAGGTTCGCGAGCTTGCCCACGACGCGCCCCGCCTGGAAGCGCTGGCCCAGCGTCGCGATGTCGAGCGACGACACGTTCTCCGTCCCGAGGATTTGGCGCAGCCAGTTGAGGTACGTCGACTTGCCGTTGCTCGCCTTACCGCTCGCGCCGCCCGCCCTGCCTATGAGCATCGGCGATTGGCTGAGGACGCGCTTCGAGCACATGCAGGCCCCCATGACCTCCTTGAGCGCGGCCACAACGTCGGCGTCCCCGTCAGCGATGCTGTCGAGGAAGGCGTCGGCCTCGTTCGGGCCGATGGTGAAGTCGAGCTCCACGGGCAGCTTGTTGGTTATGTACATGCTGGGATTCGGCTCGACCTCGCGCCAGTCCATCACGTCGAACGTGCAGTTTGCGAACTGGACGTAATGCCGCCCGTCGAAGCTGTTGTCCGCCGAGACGTGCGGCGCCTTGTCCATGATGTAGCTCATGACCTCGGACTTGTCCGCCTTCTTGGCGTTGTCCGCGATCTCGAGGCAGCACTTGCCGATGGCATGCGAGCCGAACTCCCAGTGCTCGCCCGTCCAAACCGCTGGGGCTCCGTCGATGATGCGCGCGAGGTTGCGGTCCATGACCATGCGGGCGAGGACGTTGGAGTTCAGGCCGCCGCGCGAACCGTGGAGCGGCCCGTGCCGTGATTCGAGTTCCGCGATGTCGGCTGCGGTGATGCCGCCGTTCCTCGCGTCGCGCTCGGCGTTGCCCGGCTCCTTGCTGTTGATGGAGCCGATTAGCTTCTCCACCTCCCCCTCGGGGAGCGGGGGGCGGCAGATGGTCGCGTTGAGCGAGCGTATGAGCGTCGCCACCTCGTCGTGTCCCGTGCCGCGCGAGAGGAACGAGCGGCCGAGCGAGAAAAGCGTCTCGTTTCGGTTCTCTTTTATCTCTGACGGGATGCCCGTCTTCTCGGCGTTCCAGCCGTCCCCGCGCTTCTTGGTCTTGGACACAGCGCGGATGAAGTCGTACACCTTGTCATCGGCGTCGGCCACGTCCATGTCATCGGGACTAATCGACCACTCGTAGCAATCGCCGCAAGGGTGGAGCGACGGCGGAAGGACGACGTACCCGCCGTTTCCGCGCACATCCACGCCGATTTCCCCGTTCGCGGAGTTGCGGATGTCCTGCCCCGCGCGGTAGAACAGCTGCTTGCCGCCGCTGCCCGTTATCTGCGTCCACGTCTCGGGGAGCTTGCCGTGCTCCACCTCCCAATCGCGGAGGAAGTGGAGGCCGTTCGCCTCGTCGCTGTGGCAGTCGAGGTCGATCGCGATGATCCCGCCCGACACCTGGCCGCAGGCCATGCCGATGTTGTAGGACGGGTTGCCGCGCTTTCCAGCGTGCTCGCCCTGTCCCCACCACACGTCGATTTGGCCGGGGTTGTCCGTCCAGTCGTTGAGGCCGCTCTTCGTGACCGGTTCCTTCTTGCCGACGCCGAGGGGGATGATTGCCAACCCCCTTTCCACGTAATCGTGCGCCGCCTCGGCCAGCGGCGATGAATAATCAGTCATATGGGATTCCCATCATGTCGCAGATGATCTGCGCGGATTTGGATTTGGAGCAGAACACGAACTTCGCGCCGTGGTTCTCCTCGAGCTTGTCGAGAATCTTCGCGAGCCTCGCGCCGTGCATCGGCGTGTACTTGCGCGTCGCGCACCTGTCGCCGCCGTTCGGGTCGCACTTGCGGCATTTGCGGCAGACGTAACCAGACCAATGACGCAGGTTCTCACGGTCGTTATACTCGGGGTGCTGCTCGATGAGAACGACGAGGCGGCAGCCAGAAGCCGCCGCCCTGTCTATCTCGCGCACGAAGCGCGCGTGGTCCTTGCCGCAGTCCATCGACAGCTCGTCCACGTCCTTCTTGGTGTCGATGAGGATGTTGCTCGGGGCGTAGGCGTAATCGCCCGCGTCGAGTTTGACAGCGACGGTCTCCACGCCGTGCTCCGCGAACCATCGGTTCTTCGCGTTGTGCTTGCCGAGCTGCTGCCGCGTGTCGATTCTCAGCGGCGCCGCCATTACATGAACGGCACGTCGCCGGTGTACACGTCGCCCACGGGCGCTGCGGCGGTCGGCTTGCGCCAGCCGTTGTCCTCATAGGCGTCGATGGTGCGGCCGGATTCGCCCGCTCGCTCCATGGCCTTGCGCTTCTCATCGTCCTTGAGCATGCGCGGCTTGGGCGTCTCCGCCCCCTCCACCTCAGCCGTGGAGATGAGGCGGTCGGGGCGCGGGTTGCCGAGCTTGAACTCGCCCGACTTCTTGTCGTAGTACTCCTCCTCGCGGAAGGTGCAGCCCACGACCTTGCCGACGAGCATCTGGTCCTGGCCGCCCATGATCGCGGCCTCGGCGTCGAACCCCGTGTTGGACTCGGTGAACATGCGGAGGTTGCGCTTGAGGTAGCCGAGATTCGCGTCCTTGTAGCTCAGGATGACGTGGTGGCTCCACGGCTTGTCTGCGTAGAACTTGTCGGAGAAGTAGCCCTCGAACTCGCCGACGCAGATGTCGAGCAGCACGTCCAGGTACTCGCGGTCGGCGTGGTCGATGACCTCGGTCACCTTGCAGGCGTAGGCGCCGGGCTTGAGCTGCGGGAAATCGCCGCCTCCTACGTTCTTTTCCTCGATGTTGTTCAGGTTAATTGGTTTCATTGATGCTCCTTACTTTGAGACGCCGTTGTACTCGTCAATGGCGTCGATTACGGACTTGATGTCGTTTGGAACTGTGTCGGTCTCGAACAGGCCCATGGGGGCCTTTGCCGTTGAGTTCGGGTCGCGCGTCACGAAGACGTACTCGCCGTTGATCACCTTGGCGTTTAGCACCGTCGTGAACTTTGATTCGAGCACCAGCTTGTCGAGCTTCTTTCCGCTCGTCTTGATGCGGGTGAACAGGGCGCCCGATTCGTCGCGTTCCGTCTGCGAGTGCGCGAGGAATACCACAGTCAGGTCGTCGCGCATGGTCAGCGCGTAATCGACGATGCCCCAGACCGCCCACGCGAGGTCGGCCCACTTGTCATAGCCCTTCGTGTCCTTGCGGGCGTACTCGTCCGCGACCATAACGCCGTTCACCGTGTCGATTACCACGGTCTTGATGTGGGCGAGTTTCGGGTTCGCGTTGATGAAGCGCAGGCGGTCGAGGATGAGTGCGTTGTCATCCATCGCCACGTAGTTGTGGTTGCCCTCGTTGTATTGCGCCTTCCATCCGCGCCAGCTGAGGCCCTTCTTGTCTGCGTCGAAGATGTACGTCGTGGAGGGGTCGAGGTTCCGGAGACTCGTGGTCTTGCCGCTGCCGCTCTCGCCCATGATCGCTATGAGATTGGCCATCTACTCCTCCCCCATCCCGAGCAGCCCAGCGACGGCCGAGGGAAGCTCCCCCGCCATCGCGCGGGCGACCTTCAGGCCGTCGACCTTGAGCATCGTGCCCTTGTAGTGCTTCGGCTCGTCGACCTCCACCATGGCGCAGCCGTCCGGCAGGAAGCCGTAGTCCGTCGCGGCGTTGACGATGGCCTCCTGCAGCTTGATGCCGCAGATGACGGTCATGAGCACGTCGCCGCCCTCGTCGGTCTCGCGCAGCCACTTGACGAGCTTCTTGGTGTCGGTCACGCGCATCTCCACGCCCTGTTTCGGCTTGGTGAAGGTCAGCGACAGCGTGCCGACCTCCTGCTCATGCAGCTTGAGCTTCACGCGGTCGGCGCCCGTGGTCTCGTACAGCGCGATCATGCTGTCATCGATCTCGGTGCGGAGGTTCGAGCCGCCCTTGGGCCGCGTCGTGATACGCTCGTTGGCCGCGTCGGCGATTGCCTTCCACAGCGCGAGTTCCTGCATTTCCGTGAGTTGCATCTAGCACCACCCCATGATCATCGCGACCTCGCACAGCAGGATCGGACCCGCCGTGATTGCGGCGAGGGCGATTGACTGCGACATCGTTAGTTTTCTTCCATCCATCTGTCCACCTCGTCCACCTTGATGCGATATCCCTTCGTATTTCCGTTGGGCATGACGAAGGCCAGGCGACCGGCGTCGTGCTCACGGTAGAGCGTCTGCTTGTTCAAGCCCGTGTATTTCGCCGTCTGCGAGACCGTGTATGCCATCTGCGGTGGTAATCCCGCGGCGACCGCGAAGGCGAGCGCCCTGCTGTTCAGTCCGTCTGGTACCATGTGGACGACCTCCTTTCTAAGCTGTTTCTGGTAGGTCATTTGCCCTTGTGAGCGTTGCCGCGCTCATGAGGGCTCTTCTTTGTTTACTTACCGACGATGGGCTGCGAGCCCTCGGGCACCACGACGAGGTTGCCGTTCTTGCCGATGCTCTTGAGCGCGTCGATGTAGCGCTGCTCCAGCACCTCGGGCGTGAGCGACTGGGTCATGATGGCGTTGGCGTCGGCCTCGCCCTGGGCCTCGATCTTCTTCGTCTCGGCCTCGACCTTGGCGGTCTCCTGCGCGTTCAGCGCCTTCTGCTTGGCCACCTCCGCGCTCTGCGCGTCCGCGTAGGCGCTCGTGATGGACTTCGCGTAACGGATGTCCTGCACCTGCACCTGCTCGACGATGACGCCCTTGCCCTTCCACTGCTCGGCAAGAGCTGCCTGCACCGCGTCGGTGAACTTGGCGCGGTCGGTAAGCAGGGTCAGCGTGTCGTACTTGCCAGCCACCTCGCGGGCCGTGGCGCGCAGGTCGTTGGAGACGTAGTTCGTGACGAACGCCTCCTGCGTGCCGTACTCCGCGTAAAGGTCCTCCACCTTGTCGGCGTCGAGGCTGTAGATGACCTGGATGTCGATATTGGCCTTGGTGCCGGAGGCGTCGTTGATCGAGACCTCGGCCCCCTCGTAGGAGCCGCCGTCGTAGGCGTATTTGGAGTCCTTGAAGAAGTTGATCTGGCGGTTGCGGATGTCCCAGCAAATCGCGTCCTGCCAGGGGGCCTTGAGGTGGAGGCCCGCCTCGGACGTGTGCCCGGCGATGGAACCGCCGAAGTTGCGGAGCACGACGGCCTCGCCGATGTCCTGCGCGTAGAAGCTGCCAGTGGCGATGACGATGCCGCCGATGACGACGGGCACGATTCCGACCTTCGGGCTTATCAGGGCTGGCTTATCGGGCTTGCGGTAGCACTTGCCATTCTCGTACCTGTCCAGCTCGCGCTCGTACGCCTCCTCCTCGCGCTTGTTGCGCTCGCGCAAAACGACGGCAGCGATGCCGCCCATGAGGCCGAGGCCCGCGCCGATGATGATTCGGATCATGTATCTCCTTTCAACGGTTGTCTTACATCTGCCGCCACTTCGGTTCGGCTGGCGGCCCACCCGCCCCACTCTCCCAATCGAGGATGTCATCGCGTGAAGCGCTCGGTCCTTGCAAGGGGTCGGGGCGTATTCTCTTCTCAAGGTTCCTTCCGCCCCACCGTCGAGGCCACCCCGAATCTCGTCTGGAGACATGTGGTAACGGCGGGATGGCCTTGGTGGAGGGGCGGGTTTGCGAGCGACCCCGCGCGGGCACGGCTGCCGTTCAGCGTGCATGGGCCGTAGAGGTTTACTAAACGAGTCAGGCAACCAGCCGTGTCCGTGCGGAGCGCTCAAATGCCGTCTTAGCGGATGACGGCGACCGTTCAAATCACGCCGAGCACGAGCCGAGCATCGCAGCGAGCGACAGCGCAAGCCATGCGACGCACGCGAAGAACGCGTACTTGAGGGCGCGCGTGGACGGCCTGTCCGAGGACATCATGAAATCGAGGTCTTCGAGCAGCCCGTCGATTGGCCTGGCGGGAGACCTTTTGCGATGGTTCATGTGCCCCTCCTATCCGATGACCTTGATGACGTGCTCCGGATCGACCGCGCGCGCCTTCGCGCGCAGCTCCTCGGCCTCCATGAAGCGCAGGGGATCGTCCTCGTGCTCGAACGCGCGCTCGATGAACGACTCGACCGCCGCATCGGCCCTCTGGCGCTTGGTCGGGACGTCGCCGTCGGACGCAAGCAAGTAGTCAAGACGAAATTCGGGCATAAAACGCTCTCGAATCGCCTTTGCCTCATCGACCGTCATGGGGATTCGCTCATTGCACTTAAGGCAGAAATTGTTCTCAGACATGCCCAGGCTCTTGGCGACCTGCGCTTGGGTGATCCCCTTGCGTCGCATCTCTGCCTTGAGATTCTGTAATGCCATAAACACCTCCTTATGGGATTCCGTACATTCTGTAATATATACGAGATTCCATAATTTTGCAATAGCATTGCGGAAATTCGTTATGATATTCAATAAGTGACAACCAACGTATCTTGTTTCGTAATTGCGAGGTATCACATGAAACGCATCGAAGACGAAATCAAAGAGATCATCGATTGTCGATATGGAAGCATTCCGAAGTTCGCCAAGGTAATCGGCGTCTCCCCGCAGACCCTCTATACAGCTCTTAAGAAGGGCCTGTCAGGCGCATCGGTGGCAACAGTCATGCCAATCGTCGCCGAGCTCGGCCTAGACCCTGTGTGGCTTCTGAACAACCGCCTTATTGAAAAAGATAATTTCACGCCTGATTTTGTAGACATACCGCTCTACGGCTCCATCGCCGCAGGCACCCCAATCGAGATGATCGACGTGGACGATACCCATCCGATCCCATCCGAGGTTCACGACAGGTTCCCCAACGCCTTCCTACTGAGGGTAAAGGGCGAGTCCATGAACCGCGTGATACCGAACGGGTGCTACGTGCTCGTGGACCCATGCGATACGGTCGATGCCGAGATGCAGCCCTACGCCGTCTGCGTCAACGGCTTTGACGCCACGGTGAAGCGCGTCCGCACCCTGTCCAACGGTTTCGAGCTCGTGCCAGACTCCACCGACCCCACCTACAAGCCGACCGTATACGACTACGGCGAGCCTGATACGGAGACGGTCACGGTCATAGGCCGCGTCGTTTGGTACACGCTTCCGTTCGAGTGGAGGTTCTGATGGACGGCGATTTTAGTCACATCGGCTCGACGGCGAAGGGCCTCGGCGATGGGATAGAGGCGGGGGCCCGGGGAATAGACAGGCTCGTCGCGCGCCTTGAAGACGTGTCCGGGCACGCCCTCGCCCCCGCCAAGGAGTTGCTGTCGGGGCCGCTCGCCCGCCGTAGGGCGGAGTCCGCCGTGAGCATCTTCGAGGCTTCGGGCGCGACTCTCGCCGAGGCGGACAGGCGCGCCATAGCCTACTCGGCGATGCGAGGCCTGAAGGGCTTCGAGAACGTCCAGGAGACATTGGCCCTTGTGGACATCGGCGACGGCGCGCCCATGGACGAGGTCGAGGACGAATGGCTCTCGCTGTTCTTGGATTGTGCCGAGAGCGCCTTTTCAGAGTGGAAGCGGAAGTTTCTCGCCGGGGCGGTCTCCGCGAAGGCGAAATCCCCGCATGACATACCGCTCGGGTCGCTCCATGCGATCGCCCGCATGGAACACAGGGACATGGACGCCTTCGAGGCGGTGTGCTCGGTACGGCTCGACGAGCCGCACTTGGAGGGCGTCCCGGTGATCCTGTGCCTCGAGGACGATTTGCTTTCTCTCATCGGGCTCGATTCGGAATCGGTCATGCGCCTATGCGATGTCGGCGTGCTGAGGAGGGCGCCCTCCCGCATCAGGAAGAGCGTGGTGACGGAGGAATGGCTGTCTCAACAGGGGATAGAGCCAGACGCCAGGAGGCAGCACCCCATCGCCCAGAAGGAGGACTATTCCATGGAGGCGGCCGTCAGGTTCTCAACGCGGACGGTCGTCATCCCGCCCATGCGCATACATGTCAGCACGTACATGGGCTGGGAGACCGATGTGCTCATGGACTTCGGGGAATTCGAGTTCACGGAGGCCGGAAAGGGGCTGGCGGCGATCGCGGACGTCGAGACCGCCGGCTGCGTAGAGGAGTACATGGTCAAGGGATACGAGGTCGTGTCCGCGCGCGAGGAGCGCGAGTTGTCCGACGGCCCGTTCGCCAAGCGCGACTTCGAGAGGACGGTCAGAGAGATCGTTAACAGGGATATTGGCTGGTAGCGCACAAAGCCCCTCCACCCATATAGATGTGGAGGCGACCCGTCCTATTCCTTCCAGTACCCCGCGAGCACAGGCGAGCCGAGCTCGTCATCGTCGGAGGCGTATGCGGTGAACGCCGACCCGAACGGCAGCAGCCGGACCATCACGCGCTCGCCGAGGGCTCCGTCCTCGACCTCCACCGCCTCGATGCGCAGGCTGTCCCCGCGTTCGAGCGAGTACACCACGTCGCCGACCGCCAACGGCTCTCCGGTCCTCGAATCCATAACGTTCGCTTTCATATGACCGCCAATCGATAAGGAGCGCTTATGAACAGATTCATTATAGAAGATGCAGCTAAAGACCCCAAGGCGCACCTCGACGCGTCGATTCTCTGGCTACGCGACCTCGGCGGCGGCACGGTCGCGTCAGACCTCAAGGCGAATCTCATGCGCACGCTCGGAGCATCGACGGATGCCGAGTTCAAGAAGGTCGAGAAAAGGCTCTCGATGATGGGCGTGACGCTCGCATGGCGTCGCGGGGGCCTTCCGCACCACGGGAACGTCGTGGCGGCGTTCACCACGCGCGACCTCATCGAAGAACTCGACGGGCGCGAGGGAATAGAGAACCTGCTCGTCCTCGGGTGGTCCCCGAACGACTATTCCGCATGGATGGACGAGCGCGATCCGACGCGCCTGCAGATTCGCGAATAGAAAAAGACCCTCCACCCCATACGGTAGTGGAGGGAAAGTAAGGAACGACAGGAAGTGATCGGCTTGGATTGCAACGTAATCAAGAAGCGCAGCACGCTCTTCGACGAGTTCGCCCACGAGGAGGACGGCGTCGAGTTCTGGTACGCGAGAGACCTCATGGAGCCGCTCGGCTATGCGAGATGGGAGAACTTCGACGAAGCCGTCAAGCGAGCCATGGTTTCCTGCGAGAACAACGAAACCCCAGTTGATTCCCATTTTCGTGAGGTCACGAAAATGGTCAAATCGGGCGTCGCCTCGGTCCCTCGCAAGGACTACAAGCTCACAAGGTACGCGTGCTACCTGATAGCGATGAACGGCGACACGCGCAAGCCGGAAATCGCCATAGCGCAGGCGTATTTCGCCGTCCAGACGAGGAAGCAGGAGCTAATCGAGCAAAAAGTCGCCGAGATTCAGCGCATTCAATCAAGGAAGACGCTCGCCGATTCCGAAAAGGCGCTCTCCGCCGTGGTATACGAGCACGGGATAAGCGAGCGGGGATTCGGAATCATGCGCTCGAAAGGCGATGAGGCCCTGTTCGGAGGCCATACGACGGCGCAGATGAAGGATCGTTTGGGACTCGCGCAAAGCAGGCCGCTCGCCGACAAGCTCGCAGATGTCGCGATCAACGCGAAAACACTGGTGAACTCCATGACGTCGTACAACGTGGACGACAGGAACCTGCACGGCGACACGCAGATCATTAACGAGCATGTCGGCAACAGCCAGAGCGTTCGCACAACCCTGCTCGAAAGGGGCATCACGCCTGAAGACCTGCCGCCAGCGGAAGACACGAAGAAGCTCGAGCGCAGGCTCAAAGCGGATGAGCGCAAGCTGAAGAAAGGAGCCGACGGCTTCGCTGCGGAATAAACGGGGCCATATGCGCCCAATGAAAAAGCCCCTCCACCCTGCCGCCTCGCAAGCAAGACAGGGTGGAGGGGACCAAGGGGACGCGGGGCCGTAGCCGACCGCGCCCATTCCGACCGCGAAGGGCGGTAACGATATTATGCCACGGAAAACGCGCGCCTCATGGGGCAGCAACAAACCAGCCCGCCGCAAGGGCTACCGCACGCTGCGCTACTGGGCCGATCTCCACGACGGGCGCGGTTACATGCGCCACACGATGACGGTGGAGGGCAGCAAGCGCGACGGGGACCGCAAGCTCGCGGAGCTGCGATTGCTCCATGGCGAGGACAAGCCCGTGCCGACGCTGCGCGAGTGCTACGAGAACTGGTATCTCCCCGACGCGAGCAGCCGCCTTAGCACATCATCAATGAAGTGCTACACAAGCTCGTGGAACTCGAAGATCATGCCGCGGTGGGGCGACATGCCCGTGACCGACATACGCCCGCTCGACGTGCAGGAATGGCTCATGAGCATGACGCGCTCTCAGGCTTACACCGCATCGAGCGTGATGGGGTCCATCCTCGATTTCCCGCTCCGGTACGAGGTAATCGACAGAAACCCGATGAGCGCCAAATACAGGCTTCCGAGCGAGGTCAGCAAGCGGGATAAGGGCGTATACGATTTAAGCGCGTCTATGGCCATCATGGAGGCTTGCAGGGGCATCCCGATCGAGCCAGCCGTGCTGTCCGCGCTGTTCGCGTCCTGCCGCGTCGGCGAGGCGCTGTCCCCCATGGCGGTGGAGGTAGTTGAGGAACGCGCGTCGAACGGGATGGTGGCGGCACGTTTCGATCTTGTGCGCCAGATGGGCAATCGCGGGAAGCTGACCGACACCCTCAAGACGGAAAGCAGTGCGAGGCCGATCATATTCGTCGGCAAGGTCGCGGAGCGGATGCTGGACATAAGCCGCGAGCGCAGGAAAGACGGGCTTGTCTGGATGTGCGACAACGGTTGCTGCGAGCCAATGACGCAGCGCGTCCTCAATTCGGAATGGCGTAAATTCACCGAGGCGCATGGAATCGAACGCCACCCGTTCACGAATCTTCGCAATTCGTGGCGCACGTATTCCTCGTGGGAGCTTGGGTTAGACGAGGCAAGGCTTGAGAAGATGATGGGGCATGCCGGTCGCGGCGTGACGGCGCAATTCTACGACCGCCCGCAGGTCCAAATGCTCATAGACGCCGTGGCAGACGCCTATGAGCGCAAGGACGTTTTGAGTTGATTAGGGACAAATAGGGACACAGAGCGTTTATGCAAGCCATCTACCTGCGGTTTTGTTGAATGTTGTAGAGCCGAGTATTCTACAA